TCATTGCATAAACATTTTCAACTCGGTCCTGTTTCCCATTCTTTGTCAATTTAAGAAAATCATCAAGCTCGATTTTTTGACCAGCCGTCAGAAGGTCGTGGTTTGCTTGAACTGCGAAGAATTCAGAGACCACCCCGACTTTGATCGCGTTGGCCTTGTCGACAGCTGAATCGTACTTCTCTTTTTCAGCAGCAACGAAGATCGACTCGATAGTTTTTGGGAGTAGACCGACGTTGTCTTTTAGGAAGTTTGGACCTGCGATATTGAAGTTCAAAGCCGACTCTAAAGAACGCTCATAACGTGCTTTTTTGTCATTTGCTTCACGCTCAAGACGCGCTTTGTCAGCTAGAGAAGGATCTTCTTTGGCTGGGTCTGGCTTCGCGGGATCCGGTTTTGCTGGATCTGGCTTATTCTTCGCTTCGAGGTCAGCTTTTAGTTTCGCATTCTCGGCCTGCATCGCTGCAATTTCTTCGGGTGTCATAAATCTCCTTTTTGTTATCAGCTCAAATCGAGCTGGTTTTCATCGTCATCTGTTAAAATTTCCACGCCACATTTACATCCCCACTCGTCGCCGGGCTCAATACCATTGATGCCTTCCCCGATGATGTAGATCTTTCCGTAATTGGCTTGGTGCTCAGGTCGTGGTTCTTCCGCATCCGATGGTAACCAACGGGCACGCTGGCCGCCATACTTTTTTTTGATGCCTTGATGAACCTGGTACACGACCTCGTTCTGTACTCTCTGAATTAGCTGCTTCGGGTCTGCAATGAGCTCCTTGGCAAGCTCGGTTCCTGCAGCTCTCTCGAATCCAGCGTCCACGGTCTCTTTGGCAACGCGCTGCTGGTATCCAACCAGGGTGTCACGAGCCACTTTCGCAAGTGAACCGTTGTCGATAGGTATTTCATCGGTCCCAATGTTAGCGAGAATGGTGCGCTTCAGGCCCATCCTGCTATTGACCATTTTACGGATCTTCGCCTTGGGGGCTACTCTCCGAAGCATGGATTTGGGATCGAAGATAATACTCATTTCCAAAAAGCCATTCTGCGAAGAACTCGCTTTGCCTTGTATGCAAAATCACTTTGCACGACCAGCTTGTACTTCGGGTTTCCTGCCTGGTTGAGCCATTCGAGGTGGTTCTTGATCTCTTGAATTGATCTCTTGGCCTGGCGATCAACAGCCTTGCGCTCCTGGCGGTTCATTAGGAAGCCTTCCTGCGCATCTTCATACCGAACAGCAGTGCTCCGATAGTGGCCATCACACCTGCAGAATCCGGCTTCGACATATTGAAGCTGGAGGATGCACTTCGTGGAGTGAACCCACGTCTACCACGTCTAATCGCCATCATGTGACGAGACGCTTTTTTCTGCTTTTTGCTGAAAGGCTGGCCGTGCCTGTTCAAGTTGGCCTGTTTCATATACTCCCCTTGCTTTTGGTTAAGTGCCAATGCCCACAAATAGGGCACTCGTACTTTCGTTGATTGAATCGTGAAGCCAGATGACCAGCTTCACTGCTTTTAAACTTCTTCTTCCGTTTGCACATTGCATAGGCACTGCTCTCCCCAAGATCAATTGCCTTGTCCTTGTGCCGCTGTTTCATCTATTCAGGCTTGGCCGGAGGCTTGGCTCCTGCCGCTGGTGGCTTCTGCCCTGGAATGACTGGGGGAGCATTTGGATCCACCGGAACCTCCTCTGCAGGACCTTCGCCTTCCTCATCTTCATCCAATCCAAAGGCCCGGTTTACGATAAGGGTTTTGTTTTCGACGGAAAGGTATGCCTCGGATGTTCGGTCCATCGTTTCAAGGGTTTTCAATCCCATGTCGATCCCCTCAGCGTCCTCGGATTTGAATTTGGTGGTTCCCCCGAATAGGCCTTCGATGACGGGTTTGATCACGCTGAAGTAATAGCCCTTCAATCCGCGCTCTGTGGCCTTGCTATCAGCCTTCCCTGTATCGCTGAGGCCTGAGCTATTCTGGATCCCAGAAAAATAGCTGGATGGCAGACCAAGGTATAGAGACTGCTTCTTGGCGATAAGGTTTAGAGTGGCGTCCGTTGCTGTCATATCAGGGCTCAGTGACTCGATGATGTCTTTTGCGTCCGTTAGGATATCCCGGCCCTCTGCCATACCGTCGGCCATTGCTTTGGCTTGAGTCTTGGCAGCTGCTGAATCCCCCAACGAAACCGATGCCCGAAGGTCACTGATTTTGATGAGTATCGATTTTGAAATGTTGGCTTGCTTCCATAGCCCCCCCACGGAGCAGTACTCAAGGGCCGAATAGAATTTGACCATGTCGCTCTTGAGATAGTTTTTGAACGTGACGTAAAGGCCAGTTCCTCCCCCATCCATAGAAACAGGTTCAGCTTTGAGCTTGTAGGAAGTCTGGATCTTGACCTGCTCCTCTGATGTGGCCCTTCGAACGACCTTTAGGGCTGGCAAATAGACCAGATAAAGCTCCTTCTTGTCGCACATAGATTCTGCCAACAGAGTGACCAGGCCGTCCTTTGCTTCCGAAGCGACACAACTATCCCAAAGGAGTGGCTTGTTGACGTCAGAAATACCCTGAGTGCGCTCTAGGACGTCGGTAAGGATGCGAGTGAAGATGTTCTGCACGTCGATCTTTACGAAGTCCTTTTGCAGGATTGGAATAGGAAAAATATCGGGGAGCTTATCGTCAGTGGTCCCCGTTCCAAGAAAATTAAACCAGCTCATTAGACCTCCGGTGTCCAGTTTTTAAGCGCAACACGAAGGACCTTTGCCGATTCCTCGTAAAGCTTTTGCGCATCGACAACGGCTTGTTGATCGGTGACGACCTTAGCCTGGGCCTTTGCTAATGCTTTGACGTTTGTGTAGTGGGCAGTGGCTGCTGCCTGAAGCTCTACAGGAGCCTTTTTAAAATCAATTGCCAGTGCTAGTTCTTTATCCATCATTTCCCCCTTGCGGATTTACCTTTAATTAGACCGATCCATTCAAGACATCGGGCGAGTGAATCCGGTGCATCATCAAATTCAACTCCGTATTCATACTTTACTACATGATCAATGTAAGTCTTGTCGCTGTCACGGGACAAGTGAATCAGATTGCTGTACGAACCTGCCGCCATAATGACAGCGTGCTTATTTGAATCTGAATGCTTACCAACGACGCCGATTCCCATAGGTCCGAGAAGCTGCTGGAGCTGGGCTATTGGCTGGGTGCCTGTGCAATTGGTCTCAAAGCAAACCCTCGTGACCTTGGTCGCTTTAAATATGGCTATCATCTCGTCAGTGCAATGATACCAAGCGCGCTTCCATACCTTCCCTTTGACTGCAACGCCGTCCATTAGGCCACGTACCACGCTGACAGCGGTGTAGTCTCCCCCGTCGGATGGATCGATGAATGCCACGGAATCAGAAACTGGATATTGGTCGATATATTTGATCTTGGCGAAAGGCATTGAGCCTTCAACCGGGACGCGAAGGTGATAGGACATTTCAATGGAAACCGGATCAACACCAGCTGCCAGCATTGCCGTCAAATCAGCATCGAGTTGTGGAATTGTTCCATGAGGAACCTCCATCTTTTTTAAAATTGGCCGTAATTCTGCATAGAGATCATCCGCATGAGCTGGCTGCCCAATAATTAGGATGTTCTTACATAACTTGTAAGCCTCATCGTATTTGCGTTTGACCGTTTTTCGCATAGCCGGGGAGACGTCTTCCTCGGTCACCGGATCATCCATTAAGATTCTGTAAGGATGGCGGCCCCTGAAGCTGGACTTGATAGTTAAAACTTCAGCAGAGTGGTCCTTCCCGACCATCCCTTTCACGCGCACGCAGCTGGCATTTGATTTATCGAGCTCCACCCCGTTGGCTTCAAGGGAGTTTGCGATCTCCTCAATGAGGGCAGTATTACGGGTCTTTGACTTGGAAATGATCAGGTTCGAAGTCTCCACCCCGTTCAAATAGATGTCGTATCCAACGCCAAGGACGGTCACGTAATCGGTTTTGCCGTATCCCCTGGAACCCAACAGGAGCCTTGGATCATGGCTGTTCATGGCGAAGTCCAGCATGGCAATTTGTGGCTCGTAAGGACTCGGATACCCAGCAGCCTTGCAGTATTCGCTGAATGAAACCTTCTGTGAGATCTCAAAGGCTGTTGGAGCGAGTGGGGGAGGGGCTTCGAAGGATGCTTTGCCTATTAAACGATCAATTATGAATTCAAGCCTGCGCTGATCACCCTCGTTAAAAGCCTTGGCGACGATCTTTGCCACGATCATTTCGATCATTGGCAACTCCCTGGATTTCATCGCGGTGTCGATATCGGGAACAGCCAGGTACATGTACTTGTTGAGTACCCTGTCGAACTCCATCTTGTTGACGCTGCGTGCTTCTTTTAGGTCAAGCGGAACCGGGGGCCTTCCATTTGGATTCCCCGTCTGTCCTGGTTTAAATGAAGTTGAGCGTTTACCACCACGTGCCATTGCCTGTATTTTGCCTGTTATTCATACGGTTGGCGAGTAGCCTTTTGACCAGTATATTTCTCCCACCGAGCAACGATGACGTCGCAGTACTTCGGATCGAGCTCCACCAGCCTGGCGTTGCGACCTGTTTTTTCGCACGCGATGAGAGTAGAACCACTCCCACCGAACAGATCAAGAACTAGACCACCAGGCACCACGGAATTGCTCATGCAGTACTCGATAAGCTCAACCGGTTTCATGGTGGGGTGTTCGCCGTTTCTGGCAGGCTTGCTGAATTCAAGAACGGTAGATTGCTTTCGGTCTCCAATCCAAGTGTGAGCGGCCCCCGGAGACCATCCGTATAGGATAGGTTCGTGCTTCCAGTGATAGTCCTGGCGGCCCATTACGAAGGTTTGCTTAACCCATACGAGGCACTGCTTAAAGAGCCATCCAGCGTCGACCATTGCCTTCCTGAAGTTGACTCCCTCGGTGTCGGCATGAGCCACGTAGATTCCTCCACCAGGTTTGGTGAACATAAACATGGTGAGATAAGCGTCATAAAGGAATTGATAGAAATCGGTCCCGCTCATCTCGTCGTTTTGGATGGTGAGTGATTCAGCTGTCTTGCCTTCATAGGCCACGTTGTATGGTGGGTCAGTCCATACCAAGTCAGCACGCTCGGCCCCCATCATCTTGGCCACGTCGTCTGCAATGGTGGCATCCCCACAAAGCAAGCGGTGACGGCCCAGGAGCCAAATGTCGCCGGGCTTTGATATGGTTTCGCTTCGTACAGGGGGGGCATCATCTTCATCGCACTGGGGCTCGATGGTGGGCTCTACGATACGGAAGTCTTTGATACCGAGAAGCTCCAAATCGAAGCCTTCAAACTCTTTGACGTCCTGCATTATGCCAGAGGTGTCGAGGTTGGCCCATTTATCGATAGCGTTGTCGGCGACGGCATCGGCGAGCTCTTGAGCGGCGTCTGCATAATCCTGATGCATAATTGGAATTTCTTTTAGGCCTATCTTTTTCGCAGCCAAATACCTGCCTTCACCACAAACAAGAAATCCGGTCCGATTTGAAATGGTGCCGGGGCGACGGAATCCAGTCTCCTTGATGATTTTCACCAAGCGATCGATTTGATCAGCAGGGTGCTTGTTTCGGTTCTTGGGGTTTAGTTTGATGTCCTTCAAAGGCACGAGAGTTATTGCCTTAGCGAATATTTCAGCCACGAGATACCTCCAATGTGAAAAGGCGCATGGTGAATACCACGCGCTGCGATTTCGGTTTTTTCGAACTCAAATGAGGATTTATTTGCCTTTAGTGACTATGAACCAGCCGTCACGCTCAGCAGCTGCCGGGCTTTCATACATTCTGGTTTTGCCAGTGGAGACGGTTGTGAGCATGAAGAAGCGATCACCCTTGCCGTTGTAACCGTAAGAGCCGATTGATTTGCTGAAGCCTGCTTTTTTTGAAGTGTTGTTCCAAACGGAACCGCGAACTGCTGACATGTCGTAAATCCTCCCGTGGATTAGGTTTGTGAAAATCCTAACCCACCGGGAGCGAGTGTCAATGAAGTGTTGTATTTACCTGGTGGTGAATGCGATTTTCAGCGAGGACTGCCGCATCACCGTGAGTCACCTCGACTTTTTTGGCGTCTTCAGGTTTGAGTCCCGAAGCATTTAAAAACTCGGTGGCGGTTTCGTAAGTGAAGGCATCCAGCTCTTTTTCAGCAGCAGCCATACTTTCAAACATTTTTGTATTCAGGAGCTCACGGGGAGCGCCAGGCATAACAAGGAATACTCCGGCAACGAATTGCCCTTTGTGACATTGGCATATAGCCTCCTTCACTTCCCCTGAAAAACCGAATTGCATACGATCTCCTAGTCTTGATACCAGTGATCCTTCTGAATGACAGACTCTTTCCGGTGGTTTTTAATTTTCATAAAAAGATTGGTCCAGCTCATTCTGATGGCGATTGATTCTATCAGGTCAAGTTTGGCACTATTCTGATCGCACTTTGGACGGCGAAGAATTTCTTCAGTCAAGTCTTCGATGACCTGCTTCGCGGATCTCCGTGTTCTATCGTCGCTCATGTAACCCCCCTTGGCATTTTTGAAACACAACCTTTGGGGGCTTTATACATTCGATCTCCAACCATGAACCTCGATAGTTCCCAAGCTGTCAGCACTCCAATACGGCAAAAGCCGAAATGATCCGCGTGACCGCAATGCTGAATTGTTCCGACAAGCTGGAAGAACCTCCTAATGCGCAACATAAACATCCCCCTATTGAATTGCAGAGTAGATTTAAACATTAGTCAATCCCAAGAAAAACAGCTGCATTTTCCAAAAGCTCACCGACCGGCCCAGTGGGATTGATTGGTTTTTGTGTGCGTTTGCTTTCTGACTGAATCCAATTGCAATAATCGCGAAGCGTTTGCTCTGGAATATCTTTGATCATTTTGTTTAAGTGAATTCCGAATTTCACTTTATAAACACTTGCCTCTTCCGCGCTACCATGAGGATGGCCAAAGTATGCGTACAGGTCGTCGCTAGGAAACTCTTGATTTGATTCCGGTGGGTGTTGTTGGGTTTGTTCTTCGGGCTTCGGTGGGGCCTGCACGGGCTTCGCTTTGCCGGAGGCACGCCAATTCACCATCATCTCCCCGGTCTCCTCGGTGATAGTGAAAATAGGAGTTTTGTCGAACAGGTGAGTACGATCTTTTGAAACCTCACACTCGTGGTTCATAGCGACGTCGAACACCACCGAGAATTCATATTCAATGCCGTCGGACTGGACCGGAGCCATTCCAACTTTTTGAACTTTCTTTTTGCCGCCATCTTCCGACTGCGCGTATTCCATTTTAGATCTCATGGTGGCAATCAAAAAAGGAATCGATGAATGCAGGTAAGCGGATTTAAATTTCAGATCTTTGGCCTTGATAGGATTCCAATTGGTCCAGTGGTTTGAAGCTGGGCGAGCGTCCAGCTGTGCTTTTTGCTCCAGCAGGCCCCCTTCGCCAGCCCATGCATGAGTGATTGAATCGATTACGAGAGCGCAATAGCCACCCTTCTCAGCGTCGCTTATTGCTTGAATATATTTTTCTGTGGTGAATGGGGGAGTAAGATTCAAAGTATCAAAGTCGAAATACTCAGAGTAAAGCGAAGCGGAACCATTCTCGGCATCGATCACCGCAAATCTCTTTCCCATTGCTTTGGCAATACCTGAAGCCATTCGAAGTGCTGAGAATGTTTTACCGGATCCAGTGGGACCAGTTACTGCTATTGTTGGATTGGTTAAAAAGCGTTCAGCTTTCTTAAAAGACATAATTCCTCCGTCATAAGTTTTAAAATCACCAACATTCAATCGAATGCAATGCGACTAATATCCGGTTTCCAGAAATTGTCAAAAAAAAAAGGATAAATAAAGAATGGAGCGGAGTGTGGTGGGGTGACTCCCCCGATTGCTCAGGGGTCTCTGTGGAGACGGACTAAAAGTCCAAGACAAAATCTATTTAACCTGAGTGTTATTATTATCAAGGGAAAATTTTAAAATTTGCGAAGAAGATATCTCTTTTCCGATCAATTTATTATGCCAGCCCTTAGTTGGTGGCCATTTAATTCCTAAAGACTCAATTTGAGTCCTGGTCCATCCACCATTTTTTGTCATATTTTTAAGCAGAAACTCTTTGGTTATCTTCAATTTATTCCTTTCTGGCATAGGTACCCGTTCTAGGTCAGCTTTCAGCCGTTGCTAGTTGAGCATCCGTTTCTTGGATGCTACTTCCGCGTGCCACTCCCCAGTGTATGCTGTTCCTCCTGCGGTAATCAGGACTTAAGGTGGCAGTTTGAAAATGTACTAAAATGGAATTTATTCCCCACAGTATAAAGTACACCCCGATAAATTGGTCCGCATTGCATGCCGCCAGTTTCTTGCTCTGCGGATGGGCTTTATCGAAACCCCTCACTGGCACGTTTCGCATAACAATTGAAGTTTTGCGAAGTTTCAACGACAATTTGTATATGTACAAACTCGACGTTACGCTCCATTCACTTCCAGACAGCCTTAACAAGGGGCTCCGTACTCATCGCCTAAAATATAATCAGAAGAATAAACGCTGGGATCTTTTGATCTTCGGCATGGTCAGGCACAAACTCCCACCTAAACCGATCACAAAGGCCCGTATTACGATCGTTCGGCACTTCTGGCGGACGTTGGACTATGACGGTCTCGTCGGCTCAATGAAGCCAATTGTGGACGCTCTGGTAGAGGCTGGAGTTTTGTCCGACGATACCTGGAAGGTCACCGGACCGTGGGTGATAGATCAGCAATTCCGATCAAAAAAAGAAGGACCGTTATTGACGGTTTGCGTAGAGGAAATGGCTTAAAGCGAAATCTACAAGATCTTGCTCGTCTTCAAAATGAAGGTCGTAACCAAAATCAGTAAAATTGATGTAGTGGAGCGCTGCCATATAGAAAGCGTGTCTCATTATTTGCATAAATCATTTCGACTTTTAGGGTGGTGATAAAGGGCTGAAGCAATTTTTTCTTCGGTTAAGCCTTTTTCTTTTGATTTTGGAAGATTGGCTAATTCTTGAACGCAGGCAGTATAGTAAGCCTCGCACTTTTCCATTGGAACATTGGCACCAGGTGCAATTTGAAGACAAATCAAAGTTATAATTCCGAGCATAGAACCTCCTCCATATAATATAGCACATTGCATCAATTATGTAAAGGAAGCGTCCTATTTTGAAACGATTACACGGTCGGTTTTAGTACTTCCAATCGAGCCCATATTCGTTTTTCAGGTCTAACTTGTTGGCTATTAGGTGCGCCCTGAAAGCCTCCATTGGCATGCTTAAGGCTCCCCCTGGGTCATTCTTGCGCCAACGGCCAATACCGTGCAAGCCAGCGACCTCGTGATGCCCTACGACGTTTTCAAGCTTAAATGGCATGACGTTGCCGTAAAGCCAAAGGATCGTTTTGGCAAGGGTGAGCTCCTGCTCAGGGGTGTACTTCATATAATAGCCAGTCGGGCAATCCCATTTGAAGGTCCTGCCGTTCACGCCAACGAAGGTTTCATTTTCAGCCACGTGGCGGACCAAGTGTTCAGGGATTTCCTGGTCAAACCAAGAGATGAATTTGCCGTTTTTGAAGTCGAGCTTCCCAGGATTGTTCATCTCAACGCCGATCAATTCATCAGAAACGCCGCTGAATTTTTTGATCACCTTGCCGAGCTTTAATTGCCATGCCGACTCCCCGGCATGATAGCCCCATTTCATCACGTCGTGGGCCTGCATGAGCTCCCCTGTATAAGCGATGTCCAGAAACGCGTATCCGCTCTTGATTCCCCCAACGATAGTATCCTTGGCAGATTGAAGGCCCTTCTCCCAGCGTCCAGCTGTGAAGTGAACCACGAGACCAATGGGTCCATTACCACCAGTGTAGTCACCACGGGTTTTCATCTCACCGAATTTATATTGTTGTGCAAATGGAATTATCATAAAGGCTCCTATGGTACGATTCGAAGGGCCGCATCGATTGCTAAGAACAATCCGTCAGCAGCACCTGTTAATTGTTTGCATTTTGAAGTCTGACAGTTTTTTTGAATGTCAGTTTTGAGCATTTTCCAAGCTTCCGACGTAAGTATGATCGATCGCTCGGAGATTCTATCGCACTCCGCATGGGAGTAGGTTTTTTCTGCCCAAGATAAAGTTTTAACCTCGAAGCACTGCTTCGACGCTGGGAGACGTACCATCAGTGGCACATCTGAAATTTGCATTGAGCTGCATCCACTAAGGATCAACAGGCTTGTTATTAAGACGAGCGAATTTACGGAAAGCTTCGCGGACTTTGGCATCGATCTGCTCCTTTTCTTTTTCGGACAGACCTGGAACCTTCACTTTTTCAAGCGCTTCATCAAAGGCTTTATCAAAACGTGATTGATCGATCTCCCCATTCACAACAATTGCGGCGAGGTTCACGATCACAAGACCTTTGTTGGCTGCCCATTCTACAAAGTAACCGATAATCATTTTAAAGACGGGACTGAAAGGACTTCCGAGGATTGCGGCACCCCATCCAGTACCAGCAAGCACGGCTTCAACTGCAGCCGTGCCAGCCTTTTTGATTCCTGGGAAGTTGTACTTCCCTGTCATTAGCCCTCTTGGCCGTCGATTTTATCGATCCATCCCTTTGCCAAAGGTTTTGCTACTGCGATCGCCGCAGGAACAACACTCTTAACTAAAATATTTGGGTGGATCAAAGCAGATTGCTCAGTCCAATCAAAAACTTCTTCAGCTACGATTTCGGCCAGTCCTTCGACTTCTGTCAAACCGCGAGCTTTAAGACGTGCTTCCAGATCTTTTAGATCAAATGGTTTTTCCATTTTTAACCCTCCTAATGTGTGTGGAGTTTAGGCTCTCCCGAACCCTCAATTTTGTCCAGCCTGTTTTCGATCGCACTGAATCGCTTCTCTCCGGACTGAAATCCAATGGTGACCGTTTGATTGATCCCAGCCATGCTATTTTCAATCCCGGCCATTCGGTCCTCCACTCGCTTCAAGTGAGGCTTTACCTTAATCCATAAAACGCCTAGAAAAATTAGACTTTCGACTAGGCGACCAGTTTGAAATCCTTCGAAAATATCCGCTATGAATTCCATTATTGGTAGTACTCCGTGACCTCAATGTAACCAGATCCACCAGCTCCGCCTCCTGATGCATTCGTACCAGTTCCAGCGGTTCCTGCAGTTCCACCTGCTCCTACTGCATAGGAATAAGTTGCACTTGGAGAAGTAATTATTGCTTCACAACCGCCACCGGCTCCACCGCCACCAGCAGAAGCCTGACCAGGTGAGTTTCCTGTACCTGCTCCGGAACCGCCACCGCCAGTATCGCTGGAAGCACTCGTTCCTCCAGTGTATGATGCTGCAGCAGCCCCTCCTCCGAGCATTGAAGATCCACCATTACCACCAGATCCGACAGCATTCGATGCCCCTTGTGTCATCCATCCACCGCCACCTTGACCGATAAATGGAGAACCAATAGCTGGAGAATTTATTGTGCATGTTCCACCAGCTCCACCAAATCCAGCCCACCCTCCACCAAATCCACCTGTTGCTGTTAGAAGTGAGGTTCCAAAAGTAGTAGAGCCACCAGTTCCACCAGTGCCTCCACTGATGCCACCGCCACCGCCACCACCACCGCCACCAACAAGGCGAATTTTAATGTATTTAACATTGGCTGGTGTTGTGTAAGTTCCGGATCCATTTGCCGAGAACCCTCCCGAATGCGCAGAAGATCCAACCTTGCTGATCGTTGGGGGAGTGAATGAAGTTTTTGCATCAGTCACGGCCCCAGCTGCGAGCTTTACTGTGGTCACTGAGAGGTCTGCGAGCGCTGCAGTGAGGACATTTCCTACAGCCAGGACGAAATCTTTAATCTGGGCTGCCGTCACTCGATAAGATTGGATTCCGTCATCGACGGGAACATTTGTGTCTGAAGTTACGCTTGATTTAAGCTGTAATTCTGTGATTTTTTTATTTGCCATCTCTTAAGCCCCCCCAACGGTGAGTGAAATTTCTGTAAATATCCCAGCAGGGACCATTTCATAAAGCATCTGTTCCAATTCATACTGCGAATCAAAGCCTTTGATGGCTTGCAAAACAATGAAGTCGTCCTCATCGTCTATGATCTCATCAATGACGTAGGAGTCACCAGCTATCGATCGCACAGCAATATTGTAAAGCGTGATGTCCGTGGCCACAATATCGATATTCAGCTTCCCTGGAGCAGGAACAGTGAATGTTATTTCGACGTCCGCGCCGAAAATGTTTTGAAAAACCGTGATATAGCTCTCAAAAGATCCTGCGAGCAAAAAAGAGTCGAAGATTGTCGAAAAAGACTCTCTGAAAATGTCTCTAGAAATTGAGTTAGCCAGGGGAGACCTGTCGTTGTCATAAAGTAGCTCTCCCAAAACGAAGCAGGCATAGGCGTCATCAAAGAAATTAGTTTTCTGGGTCGAGAGTTGATCGATGATCGTCGTCCCGCAAGCCAGATACTTTTGCTCCGTAGCATCTCCTTTAAACATCTGAGCCATTTTTTAAGTCTCCACTAGGGTTATGTTTACCAAAGAGACGTCAAAAAGTTCGTTGTAATCTGCATTGTAAACCGTGCTCACATAAGTCGGTGATCCGTCATCACGGCCCCACTCAAGAAGCACGCTTGCAGCCCAAGGAGCGTCGAGCGTGCTGAAATACCTTTGGGGCTCAAAGTTTTTTCCGAGGCGATACCGGGCATTGATGTTGTCTAGGAGCAATTGCTTGGTGTCATCCGGGTCACCAACGACCACCTGGTTGTTTTCAGAAAGAGCAATAGTCAGCTTCAAATGGGTCGGGATGCGCTTTGGAAGATTGTATTTGAAGTCAAAACTTTGACCGTTTGAAAGCACAATGGCCGAGCTTTCGGTCCCCTGCGTGACTCCCCCGGCAATGGTGCTTTGAGAAATCAAAGTGTTCAGAGCAAGCTTTGTGGCCGCATAATCCGCGTCCGCAGCACCGCCACTAAGAACAGTTCCTGATTTTGTGGCTCCCACGTTCGTGTCATTGTCAGTGTAATCCAGGGCAATTGAATTGCCGCCAGTGCCTCCGTAGAGCGCTGTGATGGTGACAATAGCCCCTTCAGCCTTGGCGTTTACCAGTATCCCGGTGGTGGCATGGGAGTTGATTTGTTTCGCAAGGGATATGGCCGTTGCTTCATTTGAAGTGGCTGCCTGGAACGTGGCTGTGCCAAGTGTGGCGGCCCCTGTTTGCGCTGTAAAAGTCACTCCACCAACGCCGACTGAATCATCAGTGCCAGAAACTAAATTTGCGTAACTCGTGATCGTGATGGTGCCTGAAGCTTTCAATCCTTCATTCACGTCAGCGCAGATATGAATTTTGCCAGCGTCGGCGTCGATCATAGGCTTAAGGCTGGCAATGTATCCCTCAGCTTCGAGCTTCTCCTCAAGGCCTGGATTGGTTACCACGGGCCTTGAAATTCGTTCGTTGGTGATTGCTATGTACTGCTGAAGCTTGGCAAAGATTTCAGAAGTTTTGACTTCATTTTCCTGCACTCTCTGAGCCAGAGCATAGAAGTATTTGTAAGCGTTGGTGCCGACAAAGGTTTCCATTGTGTACGCTGGGTCGAGCGCAAACTGGGTGTTAATATTTCCCATGATCGAAGTCATGATCGTTTCTATGTCCGTCGGGGTGTACCCTGACTCCTGTGCATATCCCATTCTTACCTCGCCACTAGTCCAGTCGAATTCTCAGACGGACTTAAATTTATATTGTAATCAGAATCCAGGGCATTGATCACTTCTACTAAACTCGAAACATTTATCCCTCTACTCACAAGGGTTTGGATCAAATAAGCTTTAAAGCTGTCGTCCTGAAAATTGATCGGTTCAGTTAAAAAGTATCTCAAATCGATTCCGATGTCTTTTGCGTATTCCAATGCCCCAAGCTGCACCGACAAAATATTGGCGGCACGTTGTACTTGGGTGTCGTAAACTTCCATTCCAGAAGATGTAAAACCAACGATGTCGATCATTTCAAAGCCGCCTTGAGAGTGTTCAGTTCCGTCACCAGTGTATTCAAAGCCAGGACGTCAGTCACTAGTGTTGGTGGTGGCGCGGTGGTAGGTCCAGTCATGCCTCCACCAACAGAAGTGAATAAGTTAGCGATCTTAGTTATCGCATCCGCCATCTTTTCTATGGTGGTTTTAACGTCCGTGGCGCTTGATGTGAGATACCAGACCTTGTCTCCATCCATCACAGCCAAGCCTTCGCTGGCCTGGTGCCCTTCGCTCAATACGATGGCTCCGATGACCGTGGTGCCGTCTGCGGTGACCACGCCAGCTGCATTGCAAGTTGCATCGAGTATTTTAGACATAGTTCACCTCCGAATAAAGGAACCGAAGGGTGTCACGTGAAAACCAAGCTGAGTAATCCTTCACTCTTTTCCCACCAGCCGTGGCGGATCCTGGAATAATTAGTCCCGGCGAAACAAAGCGATTCCCAGCCTGAGCGATTGTCGTCACAGCCAAAATTGTGGCAATTGGAACGACCAGGCCCTTATCAAAATCATAAACCAAACCATTCTCCTCAAAAATCTCCCAAGGCTCCCCCTCAAAATTGGCAAGTGCTACATTTCCGAGCAGTGTTTTGCCTTTGAGTGAGTATTTTGGAGCATCTTCGAGGTCTGAAAAAGTGTAATAGGGGCCGACCGGAACAAGGTCCAGACCGAAGCGCCCCATGAAGTCAGAAACTTGACCGATTCTTGTCTCTTCAAAAATGAAATAGCCGTGCAGGCACCTAATCTTCATCGACTTCAATCCCCAAATAAACATTGTCGTCGGCGTCCACGTAGATTGCGTGACCTTCAAAGGCGAAAGGGTTCTGGGCATTCAACTCGAGTGGCAAGAAAATATCTTCGTAGGTGATCCCATAATTGACGCCTTTGGTGACGAAAACGTCCTTCTGCCCCACCCCGTCCAGATCAAGAGTGTATGTTTTTGACACCAGACCAAGGGCCGCAAATTCCGTCGTGTTGAAAATTTTAAACCAAGTGTACTGCATTATAACCCCACCGGAATTGAACCCACGGAGCCAGGAACGGAGGCTACAGGGTTCGCTTTAATTGGGTTCTTGCTCCCCTTTGACAGGCTCACCTTGATTTCAAGCTTATCCGTCCCCTCGATAGTTTCGACCGAATAGGAGTGCAAAAGCGCATTGAAAATGGTGGTGGCTCCATACATGAAACTGATGGCGTATTCCTTTGACGTCACCCGGTCATAAACCTGATCGATCATGGCCGACAAAAGAGTCAAAGCGACCGAGTCCTGCTTACCTGTAATGCTGATTTCAACGCTGGACTGGATCCCCTTCTGATTGACGTCTGGGGCTTGGCCGTCGGTGCGAGTCTCGGTATCCGTTTCTATATCGATTTTCTTGCCAGTGCCGTTTATCACGATGTTGAAGATCTTCTCACTGAGATAAACAGGGATAGGTGGCATAGAAATGAGCGAAGGAACCTTTGAAGCCAAAGGAATCCGCGCTATGGACGCGCCCAGGCTCGGAGCCAAAGCGCTGAATTGAAAAATGATTACTGGATCAAGACCACCGAGCATTAATCATCCTTTCCGCCGCCGAAAAGGCTTTTAACCCCACGGACCAATGGCGAATTTTTGAGGAGGTTGAAGATCATTTGCCAGCCTTCGACAGATTTTCGCAAAAGCCCAACGATAGAATCTAAACCATCCATCAAAATAGGAAGCTTGGTTAGAATGTCGTTGGTGAGCTTTTCAAGGTTATCCTGAATCTCAGCCATGCGCTCCTCTGCTGTGAATGCCTGTGCCGAGCGGCCGATTTTTGCGTTTTCTCTTTTTAAAGTGCCAATTTCACTTCGATTGACGTTTTGAACAGTGCCTGAATTTATCACGCCAGCTTTCGCAGAGTAATCATTCAGATCGTTTACCGTCCGGTTGGCAGTCATTTTGTCATTCAAAGCGCCTAATTTTTCAGCTCCTGCGGCTGCCTTAGCAAAGTTGACCTTCGCAAGGGATGCAGCAGACTCCTTAAATCCCACGTCCTGAAGAAGCTCGGCCATTTTAAGGACCTGCTTTTCACCGAACACTTGTTGCTGGACCAATACCTGCTGGTTCTTGTCCATTTTTTGAAGCTGGGTGATGAAATTGTAGAATGCAACGGCTGTATCCTTCTCACCCACGTAATTTCGAACAGCGGAGTTGGCAGGATCTTGTGGGTTCGCTGCTGCCTGAGCCACGGCGCCCTGGAATTTGGTTAAAAGCATGTCGATGTTCTCGTTCGTGATTCCGCGAACATTACCGAGAGAGCGAAGCTTCAGCAGGTTTTCAGTGGTGGTGTTAAACTGCCTTGCGTTTGTTACTATGTCGTCAGCCTTGCCCAGTGTGCGATCGATGGCGGATTTGACCTCTTGTAGTGGGTTAATTAGTTTATCAAGCACAGCGGCACCCAGGGCTGCCACGGAGGCTATTTTCAAGCCACGTCCGAAGCCCTTCGCAATACGCGAAAAGCGAGAGCCAAGCTGGCGCTCCATTTGGTTTAACTCATTGTTATCCAGTTTCGGCTGGATCTTTAAAACTTCAGTAAGCACGTGACGCCTCGTAAAATGCCAGGTTGATAGCCTCTTCGAGAGTGGCGTCCGGTTTTTTTAGATAGGCTCGACGGACGTCAACTGACCAGGGCTTGAGTTTTTTTTTTCTTCTTCGGTAACCAGATCAATATGCATATTCTGAATTACTTCCATACAAACGGTGACAATGACTTCAACGAGGTCACTTGGACCGAGGGTTTTAATGTTAGCCTCGGTGTAAGGGATCCCATTTTTGTCGGTGCAGAAGCAAACGAGTGCTTTTACTTCTTCCGGATCAAGAGCCACGATTTTGGCACCACTCAAAAGGACTTTCAGCTGATCCTCCCGTGGCATTTCATCCACCAGGCCGACTAGTTCTTCAACTGTCAGGTGCTGGTAAGCCGGGAGCATCTTGATTCCAATGAGAAGGGCCTGAAATGCGTTTAAGCATCTGAGGGCCCTGATTCCAACTAAGGGGAGGCACTTTCGTTTAAATTCCATTAGCTTTTATGAACCTCATATAAGTCGAACGATTCAAATTCAAGGCTTACCTGCATGCTCTCGGCGGTGTCATCCATCGTGAGTTGCTGGGGCTTATTCGATAAAACAGCTTTCTTGGCCATTTTGCTCGATCCATCCTTGCGAGAGATCGCGAACACTTCCAAACGAGTTTGGTTTTCGAAGCATCCGTTCAGGAGATCCACCAAGGCAGCAGTCAAAGCCATCACTGGCATCGTCCAACGCTTGGGATCTTTGAGACCTTCTTTATAGACCAGGCCGTCTTTATTTTTCGCGTTGTTTCCGCGAGTCAATTTGTTGCGCTCAGGATCTTCAACGGTGACTTGAGCCACGTGGTCGAATTCGTAAGATACGCCATCAACTTTGATGCCGACGTCACAATCATAGAGTTTGAAAATTGCCATTTAAGATCTCCTTAGCTTTGAGTAATGGTTCCGTTGATTCTCCACAATGCACGTGGAGTCGGAACATTGATTGCTCCGGAAGCCACGAAATTGTCTTGAGCCAAAGTTACGGCGACAGTTCCTTCAGTGATCCACCCTTTGCCAACATAGCCAGGGTTTCCGTTTTCGATACCATCCCCGTCGATCACCTTCTGAAGCTCGTCCTCGATAAGGGCTGCTTGAGTGAGGGTGTATCCAGGTTGGTTAGCAGAAACATATTGAAGGCCCTTGCTCTGCAAATCGATTTCTAGATTGCGGAGGATGTATGGTGCGACGATCGCCTTACCACCAGCCGCCAGGAGCGCAAGGCGAGTGCTGAATTCATCGTCACTGATGACAAAGCTTACCTTGTCGTCAAAAAGAGATTCGGCATTTCCAAGAACCGCCAAGCCATCGTCAAAAGGCATGGTGATGTACTGTTGGTTTTTCCAATCGGAAGGATTCGAGAGAAGCTTCCCGAATGCGTAGAAACAATTCTTCGCCTTGTTGGTGACGTTGGTGAAGAAGGCGCATCGGTTTTCGATTGCCGCTTGAACCGCGCAGAATGCTGTATCAGCGGAGCTCAATCCAACCACGCCAGCGAAAACACCAACATACAATCCAGTGCCACCCATAAGTTTGCCACCAGAAAGGCCACTCAAAACCGCTCCGACGTTCGTGTCGTTGTCGGTGTAAGAAACATCGATGTCATTGCCAAGCCAGTTGTGATCTGTGGTCGCGGTGAGTGTTACCACGGCCCCAACAGCTGCTGCGCTTACCAACAGGCCAATGGTCGCGTGACCGTTGATCTGGGCCGCCAGGCTTGTCGCTGTGGCCTCGTTTGAAGTCGCCGCCTGGAATGTAGTCTCCCCCAAAGTTGCAGCACCGGCTTGAGCCGTGAATGCCACTCCTTCGATAGTGATCACATCGTCAGTTCCAGATACCAACGCTGCATAATCTGAAATAGTGATAACTCCTGTCGCTGCCGTCTGAGTGACTTTTGCGTCGGTGAAATCGCTTGAAATTAAAAGAGTAAAGAATTTGTTAACCGCTTCTTCAGCTGCCAAGAATTCAGCAAGGTAAAGATTCGCAACAGGCATGATGTAAACGCGGCTAAGGCCAGCATTCAAAAGCTGTTGAGCTTCAGTGTTGTCGGTGATCGCCGCAATCTGAGCGTTGGTGGTGCACAATACAGGCACTCCATTGTCGCCAGAGTATCCCCCCTTGGGAGAAACGACTACGCAAGCCTGCTTAAGGAAAGCCGTTGAGGCTGCAGGTGTTGGGTTTGTCGTCGTGATCTTGAAAAAATAATCAAGTAAAATTTTTGCCATTTAGCTCTCCTCGATGTTTATGTCCACACTCGTAATCGTACCTGTGGCTGGGTCATATTGGCTATTGAAAAAATAAGTGAACGAGAACCCTCGCTGGACTAAGTCTCTAAATCGCTGGGTGTTCGTCTCGAAGTCGAAAAAAAACAGGTCTTTAGTCAGTGCGTTGGGGGCCTTGGCGATCGCCTTTGCGAAAAAACCAAATGTCAAAGCGTCGTTGCGACCGAACATCACCCCGTTGCCAGTGACCATAGCCACAGCCTTGCCGTCTTTGAATGAAAACTTGGGGTCTTCAACTTCAATCCAAATCTTGTTCTGCTCACGGCTCTCGCCGGGAGTGTCGTAATCGACCTCGGCCACGGAAAAGATCTCTTTAAACTTATCGGCAAGCTCTTTTTCAAACATTACTTCCTCCTGAGAACCCGCGCTCGGATGGCTTTAAACATCTGCCCGGTATCGAAAAGGTGACGGTCAAATCCCTTGTTGTCAGCAGTCCTCGAGTTGTTGGGTCCATATTCCTTTTTGAGGATTGGGTTCCTGACGATAGCTTGCAAAAGGTTTTCGATTCTCTTGAGACTTGCACCTGGACGTCCGACCACGTATCTCAAAAAATAATTGGTGAACTTTAGGATCTCAGAATTCTTCTGCTGAAAAGGCTCCAGGAGAATATTCCGATTCATGCGCTCCATATTGTCGATGAGCACCTGGCCAGTAGATATTCCGCTGGCTTCACGGGACGTACGTCGAATCGGTCCACCTGCGTAGTTCTTAAGCAATGGTTCTTCAAATAGCCCCTGCTCCACCGGGTTCATGTGAGGCTTGTCATCCAAGACACCCACCTCGAATTCGATGCCGTTGACTCTGCGCTGGATTTTTTTCCCCCAGGAGGAGCCAAGGTTAATCTTCACAGGACATCTCCAACGTAGATATTTGTCTTTGCAGTTTCTGCGGCCACTACGTCGGTACCTTTGGCTTGAAAAATACCTACGAGCCTGTCTTGCATGGTGCTCACTGCCTCACGGCTTACCAGGACCTTTGCGAGCTCGTCGTAAGCTGCCTGGCTGTACACGTTGGTGGTGATATTAAGGACATTCATGCTGGAATACTCCACGTCAGTGAGTGAAGTTGTGCCGATGAAAATGAAAATTGAGTTAAACCAATCGCGCATGAATCCTCCAAAAAAAAAGGCCCGGAGTTACCCGAGCCTGATGCCTTCCTAACGCGTAGGGATCGGCTCTTTAGTTTAAAGCTTACGCTCCAAAAGTATGAGGCTGTCTGATGATTCCCTTGTATGCAAGGACCTCGATCATCGTAGAGCCCATCAAGAAGTTATGCCAAACCTCGCGGTTTTTCGCATCAACGCCTTGGTCATCAAGCTTAGGAACCGCAGTATAATGAAGCATGATTTGATCTAGCGTCAAAATCATGAAGCCATTTGCACTTGAAGGAGTTACCTCTGCAGGTAATTCAGCCAAAGAGTAGTTTCCACCCAAAGCATTTTGCAATGCCGAACGGAAAGGAACACTCGAAGCTGCATAGATTCCTGAAAGTTTTGTCAACATAGTTGATCCGTAGAAGACCACCACTTTGCGACCAGCAACGGTGTCAGCTTTGATTTTCGCTGTTACAACCGAAGCATGAAGTGCTGCCAAGTGACTGTCTGTACCAGCCGCCAACTCTGTAGAACTCTCCAAAAGGTAGTTAGGATCAGCAGACCAGTACAAGCCGTTGTTCACGACGTCTGAACCGCTGGTTCCCTCACCCAACAACACCAAGTCATCTTGGAATTTGTTGTTTTCATCCAACACCTGCTTGATCACATCTTCGTTTTGATCGCGATCTTGCAAAGTTGATTGAGTGAACTGTGCAGCAAAGAAATACTTTTTGAAGGTTTTAGACTTCTCGACAGCAGCGATCTGGTGAACGTGCGTGTCTTTAGGATTGTAGTGCTGAGTACGGATATTTCCGACAGCTTCCAATCGCTTGAAGTTTACCTTGCCCACAACTTCTGGGTAAGATTTTGCGTTGCCGAGTAGCACCGGCCAAAAGGGCTGGTACGACGGCTTGTAGTCCGCCATGATTTCGTCTGTCTCTCGTAGAACAATTTTATTTGTGCTCATCTACTCTGCTCCCTTTTTAGAAAATTTAGCGAATTTTGGATGACTTGCATAGTCACTTTTTTCATTACTGGACTTTTCAGAAGCTTCAGGGGCTGCCTGTTCAGCATCCTTTTTCACTTCTTTTACTGCTTTTTCAGCAGCTTTTTGTGGACTTGCCTTTGCCATTACAGACCACCCTGCATATCAACCAGCGCTGCCCCGACCTCAGAAGCGTCTTCTGCGATACCAGTTTTAGGTCCTGAGACATAAACCGCATCGGAAACCGTGCTGAAACCAGTCATTGCTATGTCCGCCTTACCTGAGACGTCGTTGATGTACATTTTAGTTCCAATCACCGCGTAAGCGATGTCTGAAATCGTATTTGAACCGCCAGCAAGTTTACCATCTGACAATTCAGATAAGGTAATGCCTACGTTGGCGTCGTTGTCAGTATAGGCAACAGCCACGTCGTGACCAGTACCTGCGCCTTCAACTTTTGCATACAAACGAACGGTCGCTGCTGAAGCTATGGCATAGACTAACGTGCTTGCAGTGGCGTGAGCGTTGATTTGAGTGGCTAATGAAGTTGCAGTCGCTGATGTCGTTCCAGTTGCCTGGAATGTCGCATCACCTGGTGTTGCTGCCCCGGCCTGGGCCGTGAAAACTGTTGCTCCGACGGTAACCGAATCATCGGTACCAGAAACAAGGTTTGCCACGTTTGTGACGGTGATCAAACCAGTAGATCGTTTCAAAGCAGCTCGAACAGGAACCCGAAGGCCTGCTTGCTGAATTGCCGTTTTCTTGTGATCTGAGAAGGATTTGCCACGAGAAATACCGTAGCGCATCCCTGCTGATTTTAAAAGGGAGGGGAGACCTGTTGATGCCAACGAAACACAAAGACCTGCAGGAAAACCAGCAGGATCTACGTCGAAGTTGGCAATGTCTTTGTGGTTACTCAGCGCTGCCGCCAAGACCACTTTCGCTGAGTCGTGACTCATTATAAACCGCCTATGAAATCGATGTAGGCTGCTCCGTCAGTGATGACAGCTCCGTCTTCATCGTAAGCAGTCAAAGTGCTTGAAACATAAACGGCGTTAACCGCAGTTCCAGAGCTTGCTGCCTTACCAGTCGTATCCGAAATCGTCACCTGAGCACCGATTACAGGAGTCAAACCGTTGGTTAAAAGAATTGGGATTTTCTTGCCCTTGCGAGCTACTGTCGTCCGTTTGTGGTCAGACAGTGACTTACCCAAAGAGATGCCAAGCTTCGATCCGTCAGCTACTGCCAACGAAAGATCTCCGTCATCGTCTAGGTGACAGCAAAGACCGGCTTTGAAAGTTGCCGGATCACCAATCCAGTTGTCAGATTCAAGTACGTTTGAACCGTGAGAACCCATGTAGACTGTTGTTGCGCTATGGCTCATTCCTTATCTCCTAGGTAATGCTTTTTCGAAGCCTTCATCATCTTATCAGCCAGTTGCTTTTCAGCGTCGGACTGATTCTTAGTTCCTGTGTTGAGCTGCTTTGCTTTTTCTACCTTGCGGAGAGTCTCCAGCGTCGGTTCGAAAATCATTGCATAAACATTTTCAACTCGGTCCTGTTTCCCATTCTTTGTCAATTTAAGAAAATCATCAAGCTCGATTTTTTGACCAGCCGTCAGAAGGTCGTGGTTTGCTTGAACTGCGAAGAATTCAGA